GTAATGAACACATGGGGGCATTTGGTTGTGACTCTTATGATATATCAGGGACTGTAGATGGAGAAGGTTCCAAAGGAGCATTACACGGCTTAACCAGGTTTAGTATGGAGGACGCTCCTGCGAATAGCTTTTTTTTAGAATACTTATCAAGACCACCTACAGCAGAAATATTCTTTGAAGACGTTCTAATGGCTTTGGTATTCTACGGGATGCCTATACTTGCGGAGAACAATAAACCTCGCCTACTGTATTACCTAAGACGTAGAGGGTATAGAGGTTTTAGTATGAATAGACCTGATAAAATATGGAATAAATTATCTGTAGCAGAAAAAGAAGTAGGTGGTATACCTAACTCCTCAGAAGATATAAAACAAGCTCATGCAGCGGCAATAGAGATGTACATACAAGATCATGTGGGTATAAAGCAAGATGGAACATTTGGAGATTTATATTTTAACGAACTGCTAAACGATTGGAGTAAGTTTGATATAAACAAAAGAACAAAGTTTGATGCATCAATAAGTTCTGGCTTAGCTATAATGGCAAATAATAGACACTTGTACGCTCCAAACGTAAAGGTTGAAAAACCAAAACTAAACATAAACGTTTCCAAGTATAGTAATACTGGAAGTAATTCACGAATAATCAAATAATAAATATGGCAGAGTCTGGCATTAAAAGTTATTTCCCGAGTCAAACTGTAAGTGACGCTGAAAAGCTAAGTTACGATTATGGTTTAAAAGTAGGTAAGGCGATAGAAACAGAATGGTTTTATAATGACAAAAGCATTAATAAATACAAGTCTAATTACAACAATTTTCATAATTTAAGATTATACGCTCGAGGCGAACAATCTATACAGAAATATAAGGATGAGTTATCTATAAACGGTGATTTGTCCTATCTTAATTTAGACTGGAAGCCCGTTCCAATTATTTCTAAGTTTGTAGATATAGTAGTGAATGGTATTGCTGAGAGAACCTACGATATAAAAGCATATTCTCAAGACGCTTATGGTGTTAGCAAAAGAACTAAGTATATGGAATCTATACTAGCAGATATGAGAACAAAAGATCTAGATGCTTTTACAAAAGAAGCATTTGGTATATCTTTAGCAGAAAATGATCCAGAGACTTTACCTGATTCTGAGGAGGAGTTAGGTTTGCATATGCAGTTGAATTACAAACAAGCTGTTGAATTAGCCGAAGAACAAGCTTTAAACGTTTTGTTTGAAGGTAATAAATACGAATTAACTAAAAAACAATTTTACTACGATTTAACAGTGCTAGGTATAGGTGCTGTAAAAACAAGCTTTAACACGTCTGAAGGTGTTGTTATAGATTATGTAGACCCAGCTAATTTAGTATACTCATACACTAGCTCACCATATTTTGATGATATTTACTATGTCGGAGAAGTAAAAGCTATTCCTGTTAATGAATTAGCAAAACAATTTCCTCATTTAACAGAAAGTGATCTAGATGAAATTATAAAAAACAATTATGCTGGTAAGAATAATTATAGCACTAGATATTCTGTAGACAAAGAAGATAATAACACTATTCAAGTTTTATACTTTAATTATAAAACTTATATGAATGAAGTTTATAAAGTTAAAGAAACAGGAACTGGTGCTGAAAAAATCATACCTAAAGACGATTCGTTTGATCCACCAGAAAACAAAGAAGGCGGTTATAGTAGAATGTTGAGATCTATAGAGTGTCTGTACGAAGGCGCAATGATACTTGGTACTGATAAGCTACTTAGTTGGGGAATGTCTAAAAATATGATGCGACCTAAAAGTGACTTTACTAAAATTAAAATGAATTACGCTATTGTTGCCCCTAGAATGTACGATGGTAAAATTGATTCTTTAGTAAAACGTATTACTGGATTTGCAGACATGATTCAATTAACCCATTTAAAATTACAGCAAGTAATGTCTCGTATGGTACCAGATGGCGTTTATCTAGATGCTGACGGTTTAGCTGAGGTTGATTTAGGTAATGGAACTAATTACAATCCTCAGGAAGCTTTAAATATGTTCTTCCAAACAGGTTCTGTAATTGGTAGATCATTTACTCAAGATGGTGATATGAATCCTGGTAAAGTACCTATTCAAGAAATAACATCTGGTAGTGGTGGTAATAAAATGCAAGCTCTTATTGGTAATTATAATTATTACTTACAAATGATAAGAGATGTAACCGGGTTGAACGAAGCTAGAGATGGTAGCACACCAGATAAAAACGCTTTGGTAGGTGTTCAGAAACTAGCCGCTGCTAATAGTAACACAGCGACAAGACATATATTACAAGCTGGGTTATATCTTACAGCTGAAACTGCTGAATGTTTATCGCTTAGAATATCAGATATTATAGAGTATTCCCCAACAAGAGATGCTTTTATACAAGCTATCGGAGCTCACAACGTGGCAACGTTAGAAGAAATGTCAGAATTACATCTGTATGATTTTGGTATATTTTTAAATTTACAACCAGACGATGAAGAAAAAGCTATTCTTGAAAATAATATTCAAATGGCCTTACAGCAAGGTAGTGTTGATCTTGAAGACGCTATTGATCTTAGGGAGATAAAAAATATAAAACTTGCTAATCAAATGTTAAAAATACGTAGAAAGAAAAAGCAAGAAAAAGACCAAGCGATACAACAGCAAAACATACAAATGCAATCCCAGGCTAATGCACAAGCCGCTCAGGCAGCCGCACAAGTGGACGTTCAAAAAAACCAAGCATTAGCACAAAGCGAAGCGCAACTAGAACAAGTAAAAGCGCAGCTTGACGCCCAAAAAATGCAGCAGGAAGTAGCATATAAAAAAGAACTAATGCAGTTAGAGTTTCAAATGAATATGCAGTTAAAAAACATGGAGGTTGAAGGCATAAAAAATAGGGAAAAAGAAAAAGAAGATAGGAAAGATGAAAGAACAAAAATTCAGGCATCTCAACAAAGCGAGATGATTGAACAAAGAAATAGTGGAAAACCACCTAAAAACTTTGAGTCTGCAGGTAATGATATACTAGGCGGGGGATTTGATTTAGGAGCGTTTGAACCTAAATAGATTTTATTAATTATTATTATATTATATTATGGAAGAAAAAAAGCAAGAAGAGCCAATGGTAGATAATACCGTTGACAAATTAAAAGTTAAAAAACGTAAAACCAAAAAATTTAAGGAAAAGAAAGACGAGGTAATTAAAGTTGATCTTAGTAAACCAGCTCAACAAGCAGAAGAAAATACTGATGTTGAAGTAAAAAAACCAGAAGAAAATGAAACTAAAGAAAATAACGCTGACGACAGCGGAGTGGTTGCAGAGCCTAAAAATGCCGACGCCACAGAAAAACAAGAAGAAGTACAACCGGAAGCAGAAACACAAGAAACTCCAGTATTAGAAGAGATTACAGAAGAAGGCGAAGATACTGAAGTTGAAGTAGAAGCTACTCAAGAGCAAGTTGAAGAAGCTGTTGCAGAAGCTGAAGCTACTGGAAAACCTTTACCAGAAAGTATTCAAAAGTTAGTTGACTTTATGGAAGAAACTGGTGGTGATTTAAATGATTATGTTAAGCTCAACCAAGATTATAGTGGGCTGGAAGATAAAGATTTATTATACGAGTACTATAAACAAACAAAACCTCATTTAAATACAGAAGAAATTAACTTCCTTATGGAAGATCAATTCTCTTACGATGAAGAAGAAGATGAAGAAAGAGATATAAAAAGAAAAAAACTAGCGTTAAAAGAGCAAGTTGCCAACGCTAAAAGCCATCTGGACGGGCAAAAGTCCAAATACTATGAAGATATTAAAGCTGGTAGCAAGCTTACAAGCGAGCAACAAAAAGCTATGGATTTCTTTAATAGATACAACAAAGAGTCGGAAGAGACTAAAAAACAAGCAGAAGCACAAAAGTCTAATTTTTTAAATAAAACAAATAAAGTTTTTAGCGACAATTTCAAAGGTTTTGATTACGATGTCGGTGATAAGAAATATAGATTTAAAGTGAATAATGTTAACGAGGTTAAAGAAGCTCAAAGCGATATTAATAATTTTGTCAAAAAGTT